CACCTGTGCTACCATTATTTCCTATTGGTCCAGTAGCGCCTGTAGAACCAGTAGCGCCTCTCGGACCTGTAGACCCTACAGGTCCTACATCTCCAGTTCTTGCAAAAGTCAGTACAACATTTGCCTGATCGTCAAATCTATATACACCACTGACATAAGCACAATCAATTTTAAAGTAACCAGATTCTTCAGTGATAGAAGTAATGGTAAAGATAGTAAAATTGCTAGGCAATGCATCAAGACCCATTCTAAAATGTCCTTTTAGCGGGCTAGTGCTATCGTCAATAGTTCTTAAAAAACTTTGTAAATCTGTACCGTTAATATCGTTATCGTCGATATATAAAATTGTAGCCTCAGGTAAAGATTGACTATCAAACTTAACTCGACCTGCGCCAGGATCTGTATCTTGAGTATTAGTGGAGAATCTGTAACTAACTGTAAGACCACCAAAACTTCCAGAAGGTCCTGTAGATCCTGTAATACCAGTACTGCCTGTTAGGCCGGTTGCACCAGTCGAACCTTGTGGTCCTGTACTACCTGTTGACCCAGTTGCACCTTCTCCGGTAGCTCCAGTAGACCCTTGAAGGCCAGTAGCGCCGCCTGGGTTACCAGTATCTCCTTTTGGTCCTGTTGCACCTGTTGCGCCAGCAGGTCCTGTTGCACCTGTTGCACCTTGATAACCAGTGTTACCGATTGGACCTTCAGGGCCGGTAGCACCTGTAGATCCTGTTGTACCTTGTGCGCCTGTTGCGCCGTCTGGGCCTGTTGCACCTACTCCGGTAGCACCTTGAGGACCTGTTGCACCTGTACTACCAGTAGCACCATTAGGTCCAGTTGCACCAGCGCCTGTAGCACCTGCTAGTCCTGTTGCGCCGATATCTCCAGTAGCGCCAGTAGCGCCAATATTACCGGTTGCGCCAGTAGAACCATCAACACCATTTAAACCATTAGAACCAGTTGAGCCCGAAGGACCAGTAGCGCCTTGTACACCAGTAGCACCAGTTGCTCCTGCGCCAGTAGCACCTTGTAAACCTGTTGCACCGGTTGATCCTTGTGCAGATGCTTGAATTTGTGCTTTAAAGTCGCTAAAAACTACCTTGTAACTAGTTCCGTCAGAAACAACTGGAAAAATTGTTGCATCTGTTACATTGGTTAGTGTCGTAAGTTGTGATATTCTTGCCATGTTATTGACCTATTAAAGGATCTCCTGTTTCACTGTCTAAAGTATCTCCGGATTCAAGCACCAGATATTGATCAGTTGTAGTGTTCTGACCATAGTAATATTTATCTGGCATAAAAGATGGGCTCTCTAACAAGAACTGTATTTGATCTGTGTTGCGTAAATGGATATTAGAATATTCAAATCCAGTCACAACATCAGTCTTAATTACTACCTTAATTTCAGCATCTTCTCTTGGTAAACTAGCCAATACTAAAACGTTAGTTCCAGTTATTGAAAACTCAGGAACAATTGTTTCATTACTTGATGTACCGTATGAATTAACTGAATCAGAATCGTATGCAATATCAGTACGTGTTCGAACATAGTCTAAACCAGGTTTTGTTAATTGGCGGCCTTGAACAAATACATCAATTTGATACTGTGTCGCAGTTGATGCGGAAAATGTCAACGGTGTTAGAGCATTTAGATCCCAAGTTGAAGTTCCGTATCTAATATTGTCTGCACCTGTGGCCCAATATGTAGTAGCAGTGGTCCAGGTTCTAACATTTTCACTTACATAAATTGTCTGTCCTGCACCTTGATCAACAACTATTGAACTTTCTTTGTGCAGAGTTTTAACACCTGTGCCTAATGTACCTCGTCTTAGGCTACTTAGTTTATTACCAGATAGTCTGTAGAATTCAATTCTTTCGCCGTTAATAAGAATAATACCAGGACGAGATCTAGCAACGTTAGGCGGTGTTAATACACTGGCATCCTCAACTGTGATCTCAGTGTCAGAGACTGTAAGATCAGCAGCTAATTGTGTAGAATTATTACCGCTTAGTCGCTTATAATGTGTTCTTCCTAAGTTGTCTCTAAAAATTCTATACCCTAATAACGATTCATTTGTTTTATCAACAACGCTCATTATTACTACAGTGTCACTTCCTTGTATAGATATTGATGGACTTACTATAATAGTCTTTTGATCACTTTCTAATCTGTAGTGAATATTTTTTGTTAAAGGTTTTCCATTAAGTTCAACCCATACATAGTTTGTACTTAATGCTGGTCTGGTTAATCTAAAAATTCCACTGCCGTTTCCAGGAAATCTTTCTCTTCTAATCAACGAATTATCGTGATTGGTAAAAGTAGTTACTTTTAATGTACTAGAACTAGCAACACTGACTCTATCAGTAAAAATTAAATTTTGTCCTTGAACAATATAGTCATGATCGCGAAGTATAGTAATTGCAATTGCATCACCTTGTGAAATTGTGTCGACTGCAAATTCAATTAAATTTTCTTCTTGTCGAAGAGATAAGGCTGCACCAAAATATCTTCTAACGCCATTAACATATACTTCTAAGTGTGCCATGTCAGGAAGACCCTGAACATAATTGTAATGTTGATCAAAAGAGAAAGTTAACTGATTAGTTTCTGCAATATAATATACAGTATCGGGAGGACTTAATCTTGTACCATTTCTTTCAACAATTATTTGACTATGCAAAGGTCCAATTACACCCGGTGACTGGGATAACACAAAAGTGCCGGTGCCAATATTGGCAGAAATATACTGATCATTGACTTCGCTGAATGCTTTGTGTTCGCCGGCAAACGCCCACGCTTGTAGTAGATCTCCATAATTTAAATTGTTAGTAAATCGTATAATAGCTCTGCCAGACATTCCCCCGTTAGTAGATCCCACTAAGGTATAGGCAGTTGATTTCACTCCGTTAACTGTTACATACAAACTTTTAACGCTGGACTTGCTTACTGATAATTCAAAATTATTTTTTCCTGTAGCGGAACTAACGGCATAATGAGCTTTATCAATTAAATTCTTACCGCCAACATTCATTGTGGTAATTGACAAAAATTGTGGTGCAATCGTCTGAGCTCTAAATGGATCAAAACTGCCTCGGCCTGCATATTTCCAATTGCCACCGTTAATTGTACTGTAGAAAACATGGCTAGTATTATTAAGAATTTGTGTGTAGTCTACTTCAACTCCGGTACCGTTAGTTGTTCCTGTTTTGCCTGTAGCAATACCCGTGATAAATCCTAAATCGCCATTAAAGTTTGCTTCACGCCACGTGTTCTCATAAATCATTTCAACATATTGGTCAGTACCATTACTGTACAAAGTAACTTCGTATTGATACGCCGGAACTGTAGGAGTTTGCTCTCTTTTATTATAGTGCGATCCTTGGAATCTTAATCTCCAATATGTAAAATCACCTATTGTTCCGCCACTCAAAAATAAGCCAGGAACTTCTCCGGTATCTAAAGGTTGCCCAGAACTTCCTACTGCCTGCCATAAATCGCAATATTCAATATATATAGCAGGTTGAGTTAAAAATCCTAATTGAAGAGGTGTCCAAGATGAGTTTCCAGACCCAAATGTTAGGTATCCGTTAGTACCTACATAAACTTCATCATATATAGAATCAAACATATTCCACTCAAATCCCAATGAGTACGGACCTGTTGATGTATCATCTCCAGCTGTTGACGCTATAGGAAAACTAATGTTTTCTTTTCTTGGAAGGACTACGGTTGAACTAAAATAAGGTCCTTGAATTTCAAGTAACGGACTATCTAATAATACTATTTCATTTGTCTCAAAATCAATAGTGTAATCAATAGCGTATGTTAGCACTGTGCCATCTTTGATAACTTCAACAGAACTAGTGTTTGGAGGAGTCATACCTATTGCATATCTAATAACTCCTACTTCAAGATAATGTTGTTTATTAATAACTAATCCAGTCCCTGATTCAGGATATGTAAAAATATTAATACCTAAACTATCAGAAACTCTTCCAGGAAGATTTTCTTCAGGTCCGTAACTATTTGTAGCACTAACAAATGCATCACCGTCAATGTTGATATCTTCGTAGTCGTTAGATTTGGTTAATACCAAATCTCCATCAAGGTTAGAATAATAGCCGCCGCCAGAAATATATGTGTCTAGATCAGGATCAACTATTGGACTACTGCCGTCGCTTGACTGTGTTCTAAAAATTATTGTAGCAGTAGAATTGTATATCTTGTTAACAGTAACAGTACTTTGATATCCGTTACCAACAAATGTAGGCATAATAGCATCTGGATTTGTTGCTGTAGTTCCATCAATCCTAATTGTAGCGAACTTATTAGTTACTGTATTAAGAGTTTGAACATAGACATTAATTGATTCATTTAATTCAGGAACAAAATCTAACTGATAAGTGTAAGGATTGGGATTTAAGAAAGTAACTGTTCCTGTTGTAGTTGCATTAGTAGTTGTTGAAATTGTCACTGCCCATTGCGAAACACTGCCACCTTTGTAAGTTGAAGATGTAACTGTGTATATTGTGTTTGTTGTTAAGGCAGTAGTAGTGGATCCAACTTTAACTGTTTTAACATCTGGGTAATTGATTAAATCAAAGTAGAATGTATTGGTAGTTGCATTAATGTTGGTATCGTTAAACTTAGCAGATATTCTTGGTCCTTTTGCTAGATATGCTCGTTCCTCGGGAATATAATCGTCCCAATTGTTTACACCGTATGGCAATGAATCAAAACCACTAGATAAACCAAATGGTAATGTATCAACAGTAACCCCCGGATATTCTAATCCGTTCATTAATAGAGTTGCAGTATTACCTGGCATACCTGATGTAGGCTCATAGTAATCTCTAATACGATCAATAGCATTATATAACGCAGTGTCTTTTCTATATTCAATCTCAATTTCTGTACGTTTAGAAATAATCTGATCAAATACTAGTCTTCCGTATTTTTTAGTGTAGCCTCTAAATTTATCAGTATAAGTTTCTATTGAGTAGTCGCCAGATAACACTCGTATACCGTTAAGGGTAACTGTTATATAATTTTTGTCTGGATTTGGTGCCCATGAAAGATCAAACTTGTTTGTTAATCCAGATGCAATAAATCTGTCAGTGGCAGTTTTAGCGATAATTTCATCATATCCTGCAACACGATCAAATTTCATCTTAACAATGTTTGATCGAATTTTATTGTTTGACATAATTACGCTAACCTTAGCAGGCGTCAGTGTAGACGGTCCTCCACCAATAACGTTTATAATTGGTGTAGCAGTATACCCAGAACCAGGATCTGTTACTATAATTTGTGTAACTTTTCCTAGTGCAATATAAGCAGTTGCTTTTGCGCCAGATCCAGTATCTCCAGCTTGTGGTACAATTTCAATTACCGGAGGAGTATCGTATCCAGCACCACCATCATATACCTGTACCGACTCTACAGAGTATCCGTAATTTTCTGCCCATGCCTTCCATGGGTAAACTGTTAGTTCTGGTCTACCAAATGTGATAGGCGTAAATTGTTTAGTTGATGTATCATACACAGACGGTAAATCAAAGTCTGTAGTAATAGACCGTGTAATATCAGTAGCTGTATAATTTGAAGAAAAGTTTCTTATTTTTGTATGATAAGGTTTAGTTTCTTCAATATAACTTTGATAATAACTTTCGTTGTTTAGTTTATAAACAGGTCTTTGATCCAAAGCACCAGCATAATTAACTACATCAACTAGTGATGTTTTTAAAACCCAATCAAGCGATTTTTGTTCTGTTAACGCATGTTTGATTAATTTAAAGAACAATAAATTGTAGTATACTTTTAATTCTTTAACAAATACATCTTCAAGTAATCCTAAGAAAATATTTTTAATTTCTTTTGTAGGAGTTTGATCAAATAATGTTTGATCAAATCCAGCTATTTGGTCAAATCCGTATATTGATTCTGAATAATTCCATAAAGAATCAAGAAGTTGAATTGTTCCGTTTTCTTGATAGACTAAATCATAAGAATTATTGTAGGTACCAGTTGTTTGTGTGCTAGAAATTTTGCGAAGAATAATATATCTACCATCACCTGCATTTCTAATCTTAACATAATTACCTTCTGGAACTTCAATTAATGCAGATAATTGATACGGTGCATCTATAGTAGCTAATAGATCTTGAGCATTATTAAATGTTGCGTCAACCCAATCTATGTATTTCCAATATAATGTTGTATCATAACTTTGTGAAGAAGCTCTATAGTACTCTTTTTTACTGTAGTCCCATTCGTACTTACTCCATTTATTATTAACATTACTATCAACAGATACAATAACTGTAAATGGACGGACTACCACAGTTGGAGCAGTTACATATCCTGATCCAGGATTTATAATAGTTGCCTTAACTACTTGGCCAACAATATTAATTTCAGTTTCAATTATTGCACCATGGCCAGTACCTTCTATTGTTACAGTAGGACCAATATAATTTTTAGATGAAGAGATTGACGATGATAATTTTAAATTCTCAGCATGGTAGCCATAACCGCGATTAGTTATTACTACATTAACTATTTTTCCGTTCGTTACATTACATGACAATTCTGCACGTTTTAAATTTCTAGTGACAATGCTAAAATCTTTTTCTATTAAATCTTCTACTAAGAAATCATATTGTCCTAATAATGGGTTAGGCGGAGTATCTTTATCTAAAAATCTAGTTAGATTAACATAGTCAACTATATTATTCTTTTTAAGAATTGAATTTGCATATTCAACAAGAACTCGAGTAGCCCCTTGTTTGCTTACAAACATTGATTGTCTTGGTCTAACTGATACACCATAACGATTTCGACTAGATAATTTTTCATCAGGTACAGTATTGTTTAAACTGTCTACACCTACTATACTATCTAACATTTTGCTGATTAATTTTTTAGGAGGAATACTTGATTTATTACCTTCTTGTAATAACAACCATTCTGTATGTTTATTATTAATATTGTTTATTGAATCTAAACTAATTGACAAATTAATTTTAGTTCCAATCACACTTGATTGCATATTGGTTAACATGACTGCATTATCAGCAATTATGCCTGCAAATTTAATTCCTTGAGCTTTAGGATCTGCAATTATAGTTGCAACATTATAAGCACTTATTTTTCTTTCTACTCCTGCAGGAACTGTAGTTTTATTTTTTACCCAATAGTAATAAAAATTACTAAAAGAATTAGATACTGGGTCCCATACTTGTTTTACAGATACAACTGAGTTATCAGAAAATTTTGGTTGTCCGCTTATGCTTTGGGCAAGGCCGTCAGTTGTATCAGATATCGCTAGCCACTGGCTAGGCAAGTAAGGAGTGCCCACCCATTCATAGACGTCAATCATCGATCCCGGAAACATACTATTCCAATTATTTTTTCTAAATTCTAATTCGCCTTGTTCGTACCAAGTATACTTTATCGAACTTAGATCCCACCATAATTCGCCAACATGTTCATCTAACCAATTAGCTGTAGTATCTACAGATACGCCTGGAAGTCCAATAGAATAAATTGCAGGATCAAATAATGATTTATAACGAAGTTCTTGGTCTGCTATTCCTGAAATTTTTCCTTTAATAGGATCAATAATTTCTAAGTAATCGACAATACTATCTGTCTCAGTATCGATAGTTTTTATATTTTTAATATTATCTAGATCAACCAATGCTGTTTCTTCACGTAATGGGTACCAACTGTCTAAAGTGGTAGATTTAGATTCATATAGATACAACGCACCTATTTGATTGTTAATATAATTTTGGCCTGGTGCTCCTACAGTTATGTAACTATCAGCAACAAACATACTTTTTCCGTATATTTGATCAGTTGATACTCTATTATCAAATAGTTCTTCGGCAAAAACAAATTTATTTTGTTTTTTAACAAAAGAAAATACTGCACCCGAATTTTTTACTGTGGAATAAAAATTCACTGTGCCTGAGTCAAATGTTGTAGCAGACTCTCTAAGAGCACTGTTTGAATCAAGAACATATTTAGGTGAGCCTGATTTTTGTTTTGAAAACACATCAAAGGTTAGGTAAGGTCGATGTGTAGACCCAATACTTGATACTACTAACGTTTTTCCGTCAGACGATAAAGACATGTTAGCACCAAAATCATAACCATTATCAATAAACGGATTGCTAATTATTTGATTTAAACTATAACCAGTTAAATTTCCTATAGAATTGTATTGTGCTTCAAACACAAAAATCTTTCCAACTTTACCATTATCGCCCAGTGCTTTGGGTGCTGACACATATAGATAATCGCCAGAAGTATCCAATAATATTTTTTCTCCAAAACTATCACCAACTTTAACGTGATCAATTAACTCTGCATCAGTTATATCTTTTGTTATAATGATAGCATTTGGTAAGAATGATGCTAGTCTTACATACCCACCGCCAATTGCTGACACTGCTAGTCTTTTAACTTGTCCTTTGTTTACTGCTATGCTATGACCGTATCTGTCGCCTGATGCAGGCACATGCCCTGACTGTCCAAAAAAGTTGATTACTGTGCTTGTAGACACAACATTGGTGCTTAAATTTAATGTAGTATAGAATATTGTTCCAGCATCATTATTAAATCCTGGGGCTGATACAACAACAAATTTAGAAAGATTAGAATTAGATGACACTGCTACATCCCAACCAAATTGTGCATATGATTGAGGTATTGGACTTGTGAATACTGCTCTGTCAACAGCAGCCGCTGTAGGATTTTCAAAATCAAATTTAACTATCTGTATCAATCCTTCTTCAATTTTATTTGATGCTGTGCTATTAGGATTCACAGTTGTAAAATGACTAGATGTATTTCCATACTTAACATGAGATGCCTTAGGTGCTCCGACTAATACCCACCCACTGTCTTCGTCAAATTCAATTGACTGGCCAAACATAGGAACATTTGTTCCTGTAAAATATGTTGAGATTGACGAAGGATTAATATTTCTACCACCTGCATAAATTAAACCGTTGGCGCCCTTGCCTGATTTATTATAAGCATACAATCTTCCGTATGATGGAGAAATTGATGATTTATAATTAGTTGAGGCAACAATTAATTTACTACCTTTACTATTTCCTACTATTGAATACCCGTATTGTTGATTACTGTTAGCACCGAAATTTGTAGGAGAATCATAAAGTGTAGATTCAAAATTATTAGTTTTTTGATATACTGCCCATTTTCCAGACCCACTATCATTGACCCAAATTTTTTCTTTGTTCCTAAATTTGTCAAAGGTTGGTAAAGTAGTTAGATCATCAAATGAATCAAATCTAGAACTAACAAATTTGAATAATATTCCTATCTGAGGATCGTACGGTGTTGTTAAATCAGTTATAGTTGATTCAAGAATTATTTGATTTAGCTCTGGTATAGATTCAACAGTATATACTCCATCAAGATACGGATCAAATTGTGAAATACTAATTATATCTCCAACAGATAGATTATGAAAAGAATCTGTAGTAACTAATAATGACGATCCAGGAATATAAATTGCAACATCAATTACTTTAGATGATAACTGTGTATAACGATAAACTCCCCAGTCTCCATTATTTTCAAATCCAAGCCAAACTGTGTCACCGTCTTTAAGGGCTCTATTATTTGCAATATCTAATAGACTGTTTTTATTAAAAGCTGTTGCTGTAATATCATCAATCCTCACATAACCGGCTACAGGAAGAGTACTGGCAATATCGCTGTACTTAGTTGTAGTACTAAATGGGGAGTTTCCATAATTATCAGGTTTTATTTGTACGTCTTTTGATTCAATATAAGAAATAAAATCTTTTGTAACGACAGGTTTTGTTTGAACAAAGTTAACAATCTGTGGATTTTCTTTAAACTCTGATTCATTTAAATTAAACTCAAGAGTTTGATCTGTAGAATACGCTCCATATTCGCCAACTCGAACTGCCCAGTCTTCGTAAAAATCTATATAACTTCCTTGAGAAATTACACTGGCTTTACTTAATTTTTCAACTGTATTCCTTGTGCCTTTTTCTTTGATAAATCCTTGATAAAACTTGTACTGACTAATTGCATTTGTAAAAATATTATTAAGATAGGGTCTTGGTGTATATCCTATCAAATGTTGAGCCAACGATTGTTGACTTTGATCAAAGTTATCAATGTCTAAACTATAAAAATCGTCAAACTGTGCAATTTTATAATCAAAGTTTGGTAATAATTCTGCAACAGGTTTGCTACCTAATATTGACCATTGGTTGAAATTAAAAGTGTCTCCTCCAATAATTTTTGTAATAGCAGTATAGTAATTGCCTGCATAAAATACAACATTACTTGCAGCATAATCGGTATATGGAGTCCAAGATGTAATATCAGCTTCGTCATAGATAAAGCCAGGACTGAATAAATCTCCGTTCCAATTGTCAGTAATAAACCCTGATAGTTTGATTCGACGTTGTCTATATCCTGACTCATTATCGTATATGACATCATTAAAATATGTATGATTGTTTAATACCAGTGTATGTTCTTTTTGTATTAAATTTAATCTAACAAAATAAATCCCGTCAGTGGTGTTTAGAGTTTTTAATGTAAAATCATTTTCTTCTCTATATGTTGAAATATTTTTACTTGATAACACTGCACCGTCGGCTTTTAAAACACTGTATTCGTAGAAAATATTAGTCAGGCTATCAACTACGGCTGAAGAATTTTTAAATTTTAATTTTTCTGCAAAGGGACTTAGTGTAATTACACTGCCTATTGCCCAATTTTGAGTTGACCAATAAATCAATTCTTTAGCTGAAAATTTCCAATCTACAATTTCTTGTACTTCTTTACTGTACTCATCAAAAATCAAACCTTGAGATTCTAGCCAGGTGCCATATCCTAGTAATGCTGCATACACATCGTTGATATCTGCATATTCAATCCCGTAAGGTATTAAGGTAGTTACTTTTTCAAACCTTTTAGGATTTTTAATTGTTACACCGCCAATTTTAGGTAATTCAACAAGAGCTTGAAAATTTGCTGTGTTAAAAACTTTACCAGAATTATGACTTACTTTTACTCTGTAAAACTTTTCAAGATGTCTTACAATCTGTCCTTGTTTGTAAAATCTATAGCCATCATTGGTACTAACGGACACTGTATCAAAACCAGACATAGGATTTGCAGCAGAAGGTGCCCAATCAACATACGGAGAACTTTTTCCTCCTATTGTAATTGCAGGATCCACTGCTGTGAACACAGGCATATAACAAGTAAAATAAGGATTTTGTGTGTCATATCCTTTGATAGAATATCCCTTGTCCGTTTTTTGGACAATTACTCCACTAACTCCAATACTTTTTACTGGGCTACTTTTATCAAGGAAAATAGAATAATCATTATCTGAAAGAAAAACTCCAGAACTAGCACTAGACGGACTAACACTGTCAATGGTAATTTTAAACTTGTCTTTATTAACAAAACCGCCTATTTTATGTGTAAGTTTTGAATATACAAATGATGTTTCTGTTTTTAATTTTTCAAGATAGTTTCTATTTTTTTGTTTTCCTGCCTCAATTAAAAATACACTATAACCAGATCCTAACAATTCAGAACCGGCTACTGTGTCTTGATAAAATTTTAAAACATCAAAACTATGAAAATCTACATTGTCTCCATATGTATATTGTCCAGCTAGATTCTTTTTGGTTCTGCTTGTGTCAAATAATAACGAACTATATGATGCTGGATCGGTCAAAGCCATTAATATCTGTACAGCATATGGCCATAAACTACTTCTTCTCCACGATGTTTCAACTGGTCCTTGATCTCCAAATTCCCAGTTGGCATCAGTAGTTAGGTAGTCTACTCCGGTAGCAATATTTGCCTGTGTTGGCATCAATAATTTTCCGTTGTTGTCAACGGGTATAATATCTGCAAGACCGGGACGTGCATAGAGACTATTAATAGCTGTATTATTGGGATCTTTAACTAGTCCCTGTTCTAAATCATTCCATAAGATTTTATTACCTCGAGTGTATGGTGCAGGTCCGTATTCATTTTCCCACCATTGAGGTTGTTCTCTAAAACCCAGCATCTCCCATGGATGGGTATGAGGACGGTCTGTGTCAAAAAAGTATTTGTATGTAGCTCTCCATCCTCCAGGTAAAGGTAGTTTAGTAACTAAATCTTTCCCTGATTTAATATTCCAAGTCTTTGGATTATCAGACGCAGTTGTATTTTGTGAAAAATTAAATCCGTAAAATGCATCCCATTTTAAAAATTCTCTTGCAAGTATTGCGTTAATTTCTTTAGGTGCATAATCATTATTTCTAAATGCTCCAGGAAATACAGTATCAATATTAACTAATTCTGAGTCGTATTGCACTTTAAGATTATTATAAATTCTACGCTCATACTCAAGAATCACAGCATCTCGGCTGTCACCAAAAGCAATCATTATACTGCCATCGTGCCCCTGGATCACTGTTTGAGATTCAACATAGGTATCGTCAACAAATATTTTTGGTTCAAATTTAGGATACAGTCCTAATTTAGTAGGTGTTGGCGGAATATAACATCCACGAGTGCTTGCATAGTCATCGACTCTAATCACATCACCTTTTGTTAAAGGAACTTTAATATGTACACTAGAATCATATAAATCAAATTCATAATCTGCACCGTGTAATAACTGTGTTATATTGCCAATAGAATCAGTGTGATAAATGATTACTGATCTTTCAGATATTGTAGTTAAATTAAAATTAGACAATAAAGAATAGACAGTATTTCTACTATCGGTTACTGTGTAATTTCTTGTAACTGCATCTGTTCCATACCCTATCATATCGCTCATAGAATAAGGAAACATAACATCCTTGTTTACATTAACATTATATAATGCAATATCAAGTGCTCTTGATGGAGTATACACTCCTGCTAGATTTGCAATCTGTTCTATTAATGCTAATTTAAATTGATTATAATGCTGTCCAACTAATCTTGTTGCAGAAATTAAATTAAACTCGTCATTAGCTACAAAATAACCTGCAAATACTAAAGGATTTTTATTAGAAATTAATCTTGTTCCATATATTGAAGAATCTGGCAAATCACGTAGATTGCTAACACCTGGAAACATTCCCAAAAATTCCGGATGTCTATCAACTATTGTCTTGACATGGTCAGATAATTCCGATAAAGTAAATTCAGATATAGGACCATTTAACGGGTTATTTGTCCACCCAGGAGAAGTCTCGTAATATCCAGTTGCACTAGGAATTGCAGAAGTGTTAATTCTAAACAACACCTTATCGCCGACTGTTAATGCTGATTTAAAAACTACAGAATAATTTCTACCAGAAGCAAATAAAGTATACTCATCTCCTAAAACTTTTTTATCCTGATTAACATATACTTCAATGTTCAATGTTTGATAACCTGGATTATCAACTGCGGTAATTTGAAGTTCAGTAGTTGACTCAGAAATAATATTATATTGTAGAATTGGTATCTGATATTCTGGTGTTTCTGACCAAACATTTACAAATGTAACACTGTTACGAGATATATTTTGTTTAATAAAGCCGCTAGAAACATTTATATCATAAGAAATATTATTATCAACAATAGTATTCGTATCGTTCATAAAATAGTTTTCAAATAGATAGTATGCTTGATTAGCTACATTTTTATATTTTAACGGGAAACCTAAAACTGAGTCTTTGATTCCTGAGCCGATCGCATATCCAAATATTTTTGTTCCTACAAAACCGCCTTTATACACAGATTCGTCACTGTAACTTATGCCAGTATTGTCAAATATATCAAATCTTGGAGCTTGATTAATAGCAGTTTTTTGCTGTGCTAAAATCCACTCAGTTCCGTTAAACCACCAATTGGTGCCTTTATACTCTGTACCTTTTGTAACTGTAACTGAATCGCCCAATAAAGGCGTAACATCGTCTGCTTCTTCTAAACTAATTCTAAATTTATCTTGTATTTTAACAAAGTTAACAACAAATGTTTTTCCATTAACAAAATTATCAGCGTCTGCTGTAAAAATAATTCTGTCACCTTGACCTATTTCTACTCCGTCTACATAATAACCTAACTGTCCTTCAATTTCAGTAAAGACATCAGTAGTTGAAGTATCAATAAATTGAATATTAGGTTTAGCAAAACTTCCAAAATTATCAAGCTGAAGATTAGCTTCAAACTCTATGATTGGTCTTTTGGCTTTATTTGCTACAGGGAATAGTAAAGGAATTTTATTTGCTTCAGCAGATATTTTAATTACATCTTCATGGAACCATCTATTATATCGAGACCAAGGATTTTTATCTTGACTAGCTCTATTAATAGTAACGTATTCTGGGGTTTCAGGAAAATTGTTTGACTGATCAAATGCGTATTGATCAAACGCTTCAGTGTCAAATCTTTCGTCAAAAATAGATGTAAATTTTTCAGGTGTTTCTAAACTATCAATGTCAATTAATTTAATTTTATCTCCAACACCTTCAACGATAAAATGTTTATTTTTATATTCTGTAGGAGTAACATTGCCAACAAAGTCTATCACTAAACCGTTAGTTAATTGTATTCCATTATAAGAAGTATATTGTTTTTTTCCTACAATTTCTTTTTCTACATCAATACTACTGTTTTCTTCAATGTCTTTGATAACAAATTCGCCGCCGTTTAATTTGTCGGTTTCAGATACAAAATACAAAATTTTAGGTGATGTATTATCAATTTTAAGTGTAATGATGCCTTTTTTAATACCGTTATTTTCTGTGACTCTATACGGTGCTTCTTTACCGTCAACTCGACTTGTCTTAATCCAAAAAGGATTCTTAGAGTCTACATTAAACTTATAAGTCACTCCTCGGTATAATGTTAACTGCGGTGCAGGAGTTAGTCCGTCGGGTGTAAACACAAAATAAAAGCCGTCAGCGGTGTCTGTAACATTATAGGTGCTGACAATTTCTCTTTGCTGATTTCCTATAGCAACAGAGTCAGGCCCGTTAGGAAGCCAATAATAATTTTCAAAATTGACAAATTTATCCCAGTCAATATGTGGATTGTAAGAATAAAATTTAGGTTTAAATAATCGATCTAATCTGCTAACATTTGCGCCTTCGAATTCAAGTTGATTGATAAGATCGTCATAAGAAGTTGATTTAATAATTTTTAAAATTTCATCTGTTATTACCAAAGCAGGTTCTAATTGATAATCTTGACGCAATTTTGAATTTGAATTAAGATAAAAATCTTTCTCAACATTATACGTTGGTGTGATTTTTCCACCAACCCAACCGTCAACTCTTTTTAATTGAGGAGGCTGTATTAACTGATCAATTGTTCCTGATAAAAATTTTGAATTCTTATCTGTTCTAAACAATACAGGCAACAGATTAGCCGATTTTCTCATCGGGTTATTATTTTTATCTGTTACTTGTGATAAATCATCTGACATTAATATACTCCTACTGAAGTGCTGTTAACAATATTTTCTGTTGTTCTAATTTGATTGGCTGTTATAGCATCAATAATTTCGATATCATTAATCGATGCTCCATTAATAAAAATTTCATTATTTTGACAAGCAATTTCATACAAACTTCCAAATGGAATATCTGCTTTTGGCACTATAATAAAATTTGTAATGTCTGGTGTTAGTGAATTCATTATATAAGTTGATAGTTCGCTGAAATAAAATGTTTGTCCAAATTCCCAATTTTCTAAATTAAAGAAATTCTCAATAGCTAATAAAATTTTTGTTTTCAATTCGTTGTCTGTTGTTGATCTAGAAGTATTTCTTACAGCCTTAAATGTTGCCTGTAAATTTCTAGTTGCTTTTGTACCAAATAAAACTTTATATTTTACAGGTTGGTATACTAGTTCATCACTTATTGATTTAATAGTTTCAAGAGATGATGAATAATTTTCTTCTAATGCCGAGCTTGTTGGAGGGAAAGGTTCGTTGCCAGAAGTTGTTGTTAACCAGTTTCTATATTCAGTATCATAACTCTTTGTTAATATAAAAATATCAATTAAGTTTGTTTTACTTGGATCTAGTCTTCTATCTTCACCACTGTTATGTCTATATTGGAACGTTAATCCTCTACGACCAGGTTTAGCAAAGTAATCAGATTCTAAGGTAAAAGAGTCTGTTGTGCTTGTTGAATAACTTTTAATAACATCTACAGAAGAATCGTAGAAATAAAATAATTGACCGTCACTATATTGAGTTAGCGGTAATGGCACATCGTCTTCTGTAGGATAAGATAAAATATTAGTTCCGTCTACAATAGAATATGTTAGGCCGTCAGTAGATTGTTTAAAAAATATAAACTTGTCTTTTTTACCTGTTTGAAAACTAACCGAGTCAGTGGCAACAATATTGTCAAATGCATCAGGATTTTCAATTTGTCCATCATCATATTCATCTAAGAACGATATTTTAATTTTTTTAGGTTCAACGTAGCCGTCTGCTTCAATAATATTCCCATCAATTTGCCATCCATAATCAAGACCTAATGGCAAAGTAGAGTACGCGGCATCAGAAACTCCCACTGTTACTGAGCAAGTTGAACGATAACCGCTTCCAGAATTTACAACTACTATTTCTGAAATACTGCCATTTTTTAGTAGAGGAATGAAATTTCCTCCAGTGCCAGGCAACGATATTGTTATGTTAGGAGTTGTAACAAATCCAGAACCCCTGTTCTCTATATTAAAAGATGTAACACTACCTGCACTATTTGTATTAATTGATAATACTGCATTTCCGTAGTAGCTTGCAGGGGCAGGGTTGGTTGATAATATCTTAATTTGATCTTTAACTACTGTGTTTTTAATGAAGTCAAAGTTCTTTGATGTATTATCAAAATAAAACGCTGTTTCGTTTTCGCTTTCAAAAATATAATCAGTTACTCTGTATTTTACCTGATACCCAATACCTGTCCATTGAAATGCAAAAAGCCAACTGGCATCTCTGTTATTGTTAGTGACGTCTTTCTGATAGACAATAGAAAAATTACCGTTTGAATTTAGATTTGTATCAGTAATAATGTACCACTGCCGAGTATCAAGAGCAAAACTTAAACCAAAATTTCTTTTAGATAAACACAAATTAACTATATCAGTTTGCAGTGTATAACTGAATACCGTATCAAAAGAGGGGATAATTTCTTTTGCAACAGCACCAGTTGGAACAAATTGTGTTAAAATTATTGGACCAGTACCGTCTGGTAATGTGCCTAAACCGCCATATGATCCGTCACCAATTATCAATGCAGTTTTAGTCCATTGGAACTCTCGTGTTGTAGAATCCTGAACCGTGGTTAATGTGCCGTTAGGTAAAAAATATTTTCCTTCAGGGGGAATAAATTTAATTAAACTGTTAGGTCTAATATAAGATAAATTATTTGAAGAAAATACACCTGCTTGCAATGGCGTGTTTAAAGAATCTTTAAAATAGCCAGTTGTTTGATTTGTTGACTTTGTAATCTGTTGCCAGTATACTTTAGGATCCAATAATTGTGGTCTTGCCCAATTATTCAGATAAAAGTTCCTCATGCTTGTTGACTCGACAATAGGAATCATTTGATTTATAATTGCAGCATAAATTTCATTTTTATTGGTGTAAGAAAAATCAAAAGTTAACACAGTATTATCTTGATAGATAGCACCGTCGCTGCCAAATACATTTGTACTAGAATATTTTCCGCTGACATCACTTAATTCAAAATATTTAGATATGCCACTAGAGATTCTGTTAACGCTCTTAACTTTAATAATATCTGCACCAGCAGTCAACGGAGCAATATTATAGTCTTCTCCTGTAACCATTCGATTTTGTGTATAATAAGCCTGCGGTGCTTTTAATTTAATATTAGTATCAGATTCAGATCCTTCACTGTTAGTCACAGTATACTGAAGACTAAAAGTCATTGTAAGGTTATGTCTTTGACCAGATTTATTATAGTACGGAACTTGAATTTGTACTCCGTTAATTTGTTCGGGCTTGATAGAATATTTTAACCCGTTACTCTGTCTATAAAAAAATATAAAATTACCTTTGGGTAAGTTTCCGAAAAGGCCGTCGGCAAAGTTTAAATCAATTTGATCATTTTCTCGTGTAGTGACTGCAAAAATATTTCTTTGATTATTATTAAGACTATTATAGATAACATTATTTCCTACAACATTATTAACCTTAGTCCAATTAACTGAATAATTTCCGTTGGCGTCAATCTGCCATAGCCATGTATCTGAATCGTTAATATTGCTGGCATTGATTCCAACAATTTCATTCGGCACAGGAGCATCAATATTAAAACTAGTAAGATTTAGTGTGCCTTGTCTAAAATGTGTAAAGAACCCTGTATTAGCACTAGAACTACCTTTTGAATCGTTTCTAAATAAAAGACTGAACTGATCTGCAGGTTTAGGCACAGATTCATAGATATATTCTTTTCCTGTGAATTCGCAACTGGTAATTTCAAACGGCATTGAGATTCCGCCAATTGACTTAGAGAATGAAAAAACTGGGACATCGGAATTAGCTGAATTTATTTTATATTGTTCTGTAGGTATTGAACTGATTAATTTTTTATCGTAAGGTTTGCCAAACGTAGTACTACCTGGCATTGCTGAATTGAGTACGGTAATAAACTGTTGGTACCAGTTTAAGTTACTAGAATCATTCCATGCTATAATAGAATTTGCAAGATTGCTACCATTTGCATCAAACACATTATCAGTGGTAGATATTGCTGTTAATTTCAACAATCCGTTAGCTGGAATATTTCGTGTAGCATTGTAATTGATCAGCTGTGCAAGACGCAGAATACTGTCACGACGCTGTGCAGTTTCTAAGAAATTTTCGCGGGCATTTAAATCAACACGGAAACTTAAATTCTGTCCAAGATATGCTATTAAGTCAACTAGTGCAATAAACTCGCTTGATTCAATATAATCATTGAAATCTTCAGGGTATTTTTCACGTAGATATGAAATCATTGTTCTACGTAGAGTTTCAAAATCGTAGCTCTTAAAGTCAGAATTTTTAAAAGATTGGTATACCTTTTTCCAATCTTCGGCTACAAGTAATTTAGAATTTGTTGACGGAATCATATATTATCCAGTTATAGCATATTTATTTTAATAATAAACTGCGTAGTTTATTAGCCGGCCAAGCCAACACGTTTATCAAATGATAATATCATATTATCGCTAACATCTGAGTTTCTATAACTTAAAGTTAACTCAAGAAGAAACCCATAATCTTGTTCGACAATATTAATCAGAGTAGGCACTACTCGAGGATCTAAGTTTAATATTCTATCAATATCTGCCGCTATCTGTTGTTTTACTACAGGAGTTAATGGTTCGTAAATTAAATCCCATATGATAGAACCAAACTCAGGATTCATTACACGCTCGCCTTTACGTGTATTGAACTGATTGAGAATGTCTTGTTTTATTAATTCATAGTCGTAGAGCTTGACATTAGTAGTAGTTTCATCAACTGTACTAAATCCTTTATAAAATTGACTGCGTTGTTGAGTTGTTACGTTGTCAGAATTGGCGGGTGTAATAATAGTATTTTTGTAGGCCATGATAGTATTTATTTGGCTGGATAGGGGCCGGCTCTCCAACTCTCGCCACTGCCAGTTTTGATCGGATTTCCGTCCCTATCTTTCCATACTTGTGCCTCATCTGGTATTTTTAATACTTGTGTTCTAATATAGCTTACTTGATCTCTAACTTTGGCAGCTGCTTCAGCTTTGGTTATGTTTCCATCTTTGTTAAGATCGAGTCCTTTATTTTGTTCGTAGGCTTTTGAAGGACTCGAAAATAAAACATAATCATTAGGTTTGCCCACTGCGGCTGGCCAAAGAATAGCCATATAAAGATCTTCTAAAGTTACACTAGATAATTTTGCAATAGGACCTGCTTTAAAATATTTTAACACATAATCCATTTGTTGAACTCGTGTCATAGTTCTCAATTCATCTGTTGTTGTACCAAGACTTACCGCAGTTGGTCTAATAAACTGTATTAATCCAGTAGCGCCAATACTATTCTGTATCCCAGGATCCATTGTTCTTCCTGTTTCAAAGGCCATACAACATAGTAAATCAAGGTAAGAACATTTTAATTCTGTTGCAACAACTTTGACTTTTTTATAAAACTCAATATCCTTTGTCCAGTCAGTGGGCATATTGGCTCTATTATAATTTGGAGGATTAGGGTCTGCCGATGTGGCCGGTCCTTGATTCTGATAAGGATTAACTACACTACCAAAATTTGTCGGAGTCGGGTTAACCCCTGCTTCAGCATCTGTTTGCGGGCTTGCAAATTGAGCAGCATTTATACTCTCATGATGATCCCAAGGCTCGTGTGTAGGAACCCGCTTCATTATAGAAGTTAGGTCTTGATCTTTATAAAACTTGCCGTCGTCCCAGCCAACTTCTTTATTTCTGTTAGGTAATTTAAATTTAGGTAATGCTGTAGGAATTGCCGCAAAATTAGAAGCTGTAGCCTTAGTTGCACTTACTGGAGTTGGGCCATTCATGTGAATTTGACTTGCTTTTTCAATGTATTGCCCTGTAGCTTTTACATTAAAACTTGCACCAGATTGTTGGTACATGTCATAACCTGACTTAATATGCATTTCGTTAGTGGCAAAATTTAACATACTACTACCTGCATAGTTGTGAAAGTTTTGTGCCGCAGTTTGAAATATACCGGCTGCGGCACCTACATTTAAATTATTACCAACTGAATAGGTAGCATCAGTGTCTACGTTGTGATCAAGAGAACCAGAATAGGTAATATAACCGTTTTTACTAACCATTAGCGTATGATTGCCTACAACGTCAGTTTGCATATTCCCGCCAACTGACATGTTTAAATTCCTTCCTGCCTCAATATTAATATCTCTATCTGCACGAAAATTAAAATCTTGCTCTGTATGAATACTAACACTGTCAGCAGCATATATGTCTATCTTACCGTTACTAGTTAGTTCAATCCAGGCTGTACCTCCAGCATTAGCAATATAGATTAGATCCTGACTGTTATGTAATAAAATTTGATGCCCTGTTCGAGTGCGGATTCGCACTAATTCATTCTGCCCGTCTTTATCTCCGTCATCCATTACAAAAGTTGTGCCGCCTAATCTGCTAGTAGGCGCTGTTGCAACAGTAGAATATCCTACATAACTTTTTTTACTATTAGGATCAATAGGGCCAGGTGTCGATATTCCAAAAACTTTGCTCGGTATTTCTCTACGGGCACTACTTGATGTTATTCCACGAATAGTGTCTGTTAGCAAACCCTGTGCTAATAATCGATCAGCAAAAGGATGTATTGGTTTGTTAAAACTATCAGGACGAGGATTTGATAAATCTCTACCCTTCTTTAAAAATTCTGCAACAGGCAAATTTCTTGTTCCGTATTTTCTTTCTTGTTCTGCTGATATTGCAACATTCTGACTGGCAGCAATTCCGGGAACCATATGATTTTGAAATGTAGCGGGAATACAGCCGAGCCAATAACCGTCATTAGGTTCGCCGTCAATAAACATACAGATCACAGTTGTTCCAACATCTGGAGGTACAAACCACATGCCGTAACTTTTCTGTACGTCTTCAAAATTTGAAGAATTTGCACCTTCGTAAGCAACTGAACTGACTCCGTAAAAAGGCGTCATCTGTCTAACTATTACTGTTTCATTCTGAAGTGTAAGTGAACCGCTAACTGATTTAGCCAGTACAACTTCTAAACTGCCCATACGAGCAGGATCGAGGTAATTAGTTACTACTCCCAACCAAGGACCGGGATGAGGTAATTTTGATTTTCTTCTTTTAAATTCTGACATTCTGTTAAGCCTGTTCTATCGGTGGTAAACCTAATCTTCTTCTTACAATAGGATCAGTGCCTTTATATGGAGGAGCATTAGGATCTCCTAATTTTTGTAATGATTGATTCATTAATTTATCTAAAGGAGACCCTACTGAGTTAGATAAACTGCCAAACTGAGATGTAACATTTTTTCCTAAATTTTCTATCTGTGTTAGATTAGATCCAGGGTTACCAAACGCCTGCTGGATACCACTGAACGCACCTTCTACGGATCCTGCTCCTGATAAACTAGCAGCAGATTTATATCCTATACCGCCTAACGGATTTTGTAAACCTGCTGCAACATCATTTGCTGAAGCAGATCTCGGAATTAGATTATTCATCTGTTCTTGTAGTGACGAGAATTTTCCAGATAACGAGTCAGTAGTGCCAAGGCCTAGAGCAGATAACGATGCTAGATTCCCAGAGCCAGGTAACGGTTTTGCCCCAGGCATTGGTGCTATACCTAGTCTAGCACGGATATAAGGATCTGTAGGATCTGCTTTGCCAAGAGCTTTAATTTGCTCAGGGGAAAGTCCTGCATAGGGATCGCCGTTTGCTAGTTTTTGTGCTGAAGCTGAAAGTCCTTGAACATTTATTCCAAATAAACTAGCGTTTCTTAATGCTTGATCAACTGGAATACCTTTTGCTGTAGCATCGGCAATTACGGCACTTCGTTGTGCAGGAGTAAGCTCTGACGAAAAACTTCTTGCCGGAGTTGCCGCATAAGGAGCTTTTTGTTTAGGGGGAACTGCTGGTAGATTTTTCAATGTATCTACTGCCAAACTACCCATGATAATTCCCTGCTCCTTAATTGCTTTTAGATTAACGTTTTGAGGAACTTCTTCAGCAATTGCTTTCATCTGAGGTGCAACTTTGCTGTCAAGTTCGCCTTTAAGTCCAACTAGTTGTTGTGGGTCAATTCCTAATTTTGCGTATATTGCAGCTGGATTTGCTGTATGTCCGGGTAGATTAACTCCGAATAAATCAGCGTTCCTCAATGCTTGTTCTGGGGAAATACCTTTTGATTTTGCATCTGCTATAACGGCTTCACGTTGACCTGCTGTTAAATTTGCGCCGGGTGCTGAAGCTTTTGGTAATCCGTATGAGTTAACATTTCCAATTTTATCTTTTATTTCAGCACCTAATGCGTCAGCAGATGTTTTAAAATCTAGGGCAGATTGTCGAGGATTATCTAATATTCCAGAGGCTGCTGTTTGTAGGCTTCTCATATTCGGAGACGATTCTAAATTTAAATTTTGAGTAGCGTCCATTAATTTCCCTATGCCGCCCCCCATAGATGACCCTACAGATGAATTTAAAATATCGCCAGACGGGCCTGGTAATATTCCGTTGACTGTATCTCCAATTCTCCCCATAGCTGATGCCGATGCCGGTAATGCAAGTCCTAGACCTGCCAATGCGCCTGCATCTATTGATATTCCTTTGGCCAAAGGATTTATGCCAGAAAGACTATCCCCCACAGATAGTCCCAGTTTATCGCCTACTTGATTTAACACTGACATACCTGGGCCAAGTGCTCCGCTAGTTTTTTTCAGTATTCCTGAAAGATTTGCACCGTCTCCAGGTAATCCTGAAGTAGGTAGACCTCTTTGAATTAAACTGGTAAGTTGTACATCGTTTGGTTTTATACCAGATCGTGCCACATCTGGTGGCGCTGTGTCTATAACCTGTTGTTCACCTGGTTTATTTTCTTGTTCAAGTTTCTTAGTAGTTTCTTTCTGATTTGCATTATCAACTATCTGCCCAGGATATCTCAATAAGTCGAGTCTTTGTTTAAATGCACCGTCTTTAAATGAGCTACGGCATTTTATTACTTGGTATATTCCGCTAAATGAAACATTAGTTTTAGAAAATAGTATATCTCCTGTTACTGGATCAATATCAATAGGATTTCTAAAATTAAGTCTGATAATAACTGGACCGTTGTTTATATTTGCTTCTCCTGATATTGTGATTGCAGGATCTTTTAAAGAGGGTGTAAAATTTCCCATTCCTCCTGTAGTTAGAAAAAACGGATCTCCTAAAATTTCTAACTCCCCTTTAAGCAAATTAACACTTTCTAAAATAGATTTATGAGTATTATATGCTAGTTGATAATAAGGATTTGTCTGTACTACATTTCCTCTACCAGTTATCGAACTAGCCTCGTCATCACTAAAAGTTTGAGGTCTATCATTAGGATCTTTATTAGCCTCTGCGCCGCCTTCTGGTGCTGCTTTAACTTCTGGATCGTTTGATGCTCCGGCGGCTTTATCAGTACCGGACTGATCTGTATTTCCCATTTTAGGATTAGCTGCTTGATAAAATAAATTATTAAAATTTAATTTAAATCCTAACACGTCAATGTTATTTCCCGTGTATAGATAGTTGTATTCTCTTTTTACATAAGTTTGTAATTTTTTAGCATCAAATGTGCTGTATTGCTGTCCAGGTATTCTTGAAAAATGTACTTTATAAGGTACTACCAAATATTGATATTTGAATCTCTGCATATTAAATGTAGTATCCATTTCAGTAGGAACAGAATGAATCATTACTTGAAAATAATCGATCATTCCATCACCTGCTTTGGCTTTTTCTATATCAACTAAAATATTTTCCCAGTACAAACTATCTCTAATTACTGTTTC